TAAATTAATAAATATACTAAAACGATGGTTATGGAACAAGAAATTCCACCTCCCCCCGCTGATCCTGCTGCCGCACCTCCAGAAGGAGGACTTCCACCTGATCCAGGTGCGCCTGCAGATGCTGGTGCATTACCTCCACCCCCACCTGCGGACGCGGGTATGGGATCACCAGTAGGAGGAGACACCACAGAAGAAATAGATATTACAGATTTAGTTGATATGGTTAAAAGTATCAAAAAAGATCAAGATGATTCTAAAGGAGACACTGGAGATGTTATGGGACAAATTTTTGCAGTATTTACTAAATTATCAGATTTAGAACAAAAGTTATCTCAAATGGATAGTGTTCTAATGAAAATTGATCAATTAGGAAGTAAAGTTGAATCAATGAGAGAGAAAACTCCACAAGAAAAATTAGAGATGAGATCTTTGGATTCTTATCCTTTTAGTCAAAATCCTCAAGAGTTCTTCTCTCAAAAACAAGGAGAAATGAAAGCAAGTGGTAAGAACGAATATGTTCTTACAAAACAAGAAGTTAACGATTATTCAAAAGATATGATAAAAAACACCTTTAATCCTGAAGTAGATCAAGATGAATTTAAATTCTAATATTAACTTATTTTTGGGACTACACGCTCAATTAAAAGTTTTTCATTGGCAAACTAAAGGGTTTTCTAGACATAAATCGTTTGCAAAAACAAGAGATACTTTAGAGGATTTGATGGACGAATTTGTTGAACAAGCAATGGGTCAATATGGTAGATTTGAACTTGATGATGAAACAAAAAGTATTAGCTTAATTAATTTATCTGAAGCCAAACCTTCACAAATGGCAGAAACAATATGTGAAGCTTTAGTTCAGATGACTGATCAAATTGATGAAAAGGACACTAATCTTTTGAATTTAAGAGATGAAATATTGGGACTTGTTCAAAAGTTAAAATATCTTTTGACTTTAGAATAAAAATAATTTTTGAAAAAAAAGTTTAAGCCGAATTTTACTATTCGGCTTTTTTTGTGTATATTTTTTTATATAACAATTAAATTTTTATTTTATGTCAACATTTGATTCAGTTCTCGCTCAGTATGAGAAAAACAAACAAGCCACAAGTGGCAACTCAAACAAAGTATCCTTAGAGGATAGAATGAAAAAGTATTTTACTACTGTCCTTGCTAAAGGAACTAAAGGTGAAGAAAGAAGAATTAGAATTCTACCTACAAAAGATGGTTCTTCTCCTTTTAAAGAAGTATACTTTCATGAAATCCAAGTGGATGGTAAATGGGTTAAACTTTATGATCCAAAACAAGAAGGTAAAAGATCTCCACTAAATGAGGTTAAAGAAGGATTAGAAATGACGGGTTTAGATTCTGACAGAGAGTTAGCTCGTCAGTATAGAAGTCGTAAATTCTATATTGTAAAGGTAATTGATAGAGATCATGAAGCAGATGGTGTTAAATTTTGGAGGTTTAAACACAATGCAAAACAAGATGGTATTTTGGATAAGATATTTCCAATTTTTCAAAAAAAGGGAGATATTACCGACATACAAAAAGGTCGAGACTTAATACTATTTTTGACATTAACAAAATCTGGAACAGGAAAAGAATATACCACAATTAACTCTATCATACCTGAAGATGCATCTCCTTTACATCAAGATGAGAGTGTATCTAAATTATGGGTTGAAGATGAATTGATGTGGTCAGATGTATATTCTAAAAAACCAGAAGAGTATCTCGAAATGGTTGCTAAAGGGGAAGTTCCACGTTGGGATGTGGAAGGAAAAAAATGGGTATCTAATTCTCAATCAGAAGAAACAATTGGATCACTGAAAAAATCAACACAAATAGACGACCCCCAAGATGAGGAGGGATCAAGTGACGATTTACCATTCTAATTAATGGTTTAACAAGGGGTTTGGAGATAACGTCAAAGGCCCCATTTTTCAAAATAATATTATGGCAATTAAGAAAAATAGTTTTGACGCGATAAAGAAAAAGTTCTCTAAAGAAGCTGAATATAAACCAGATAGATTTTTGGATTTGGGTGATGCATTTTTAGATGCAACGGGTATACCTGGTCCAGCAATAGGACATATCAATATGTTATTAGGACATAGTGACACCGGAAAAACAACAGCTTTAGTTAAAGCAGCCGTAGATGCACAAAAGAAAGGTATTATTCCTGTTTATATTATTACAGAACAAAAATGGAATTGGGATCATGCGGTTTTAATGGGTTTTGATAAAGATTCAGACTATCTTTTTAATAGTGATTTTGAATATATTGAACAAATTACAGATTATATTAATCAAGTATTAGATGCACAAGATAAAGGAGAAATAGATGCCGATCTTTTATTTCTTTGGGATTCTGTTGGATCTGTTCCATGTAAAATGACGTGGGAAGGTAAAGGTGGTAAACAACATAATGCATCTGTGTTATCTGATAAAATCGGAATGGGAATCAACCAACGTATCTCAGGATCAAGAAGAGCAGATAAAAAACATACCAATACTTTGATTATTGTTAACCAACCATGGGTTGAATTACCTGATAATCCCCCTGGACAACCAAAAATCAAAGCCAAGGGTGGAGAGTCAATTTGGTTGAACTCAACTTTAGTTTTCCGTTTCGGAAATGAAAAAAATGCGGGAACAACAAAGATAAAGTTGACAAAAAATAAAAGAGAAATCAATATTGCTACAAGAACTAAAATTACCATCATGAAAAATCACGTTAATGGTTTGGGGTTTGCGGATGGTAAAATTATGGTCACACCACATGGATTTATGATGGCAAAAGATAATATCGAAGAAAAGGCGTCAAGAGAAATTTACATTAAGGACAACTTGGATTACATCAGTAAATTATTTGGTGAACAAGTTTCAGATATTAGTGAACTAGGATTTAAAACAGAAACCTCATCAGAAGATGATGAATAAACAAAGTATTAATGTCTGTATTATTAGTAGATGGAGATAATTTACTCACGATTGGTTTTTATGGTCTCAAAAATTATTTCTTTAAAGGAAAGCATATTGGAGCAATTTATCATTTTATTAATACTCTTAGGAGAGCGTTTGAAACATATCATTTAGATAAAATAGTTGTTTTTTGGGACGGAGAAGATGGGTCTCAATCAAGGAAAAAAATCTATCACCTTTATAAAGAAAATAGAAAATCAAGATTAAGAACAGACGAAGAGATCGATTCATATAATACTCAAAGAATAAGAGTAAAACAATACTTAGAAGAATTATATGTTAGACAAGGTGAGTTTCCTTTGTGTGAAACAGATGATTGTATTGCATATTATATTCAACAATCTCCTAATGAAAATATAACAATATATTCTGCTGATGGAGATTTAACTCAATTAGTTTCTGAGAATATTCAGATATATAATCCCTCCCATCAAAAAGTCTACAAAAAAAACGACACAATTTTATACGATCACCAAGAAATTAAAGTTGAAAATATTAAAATAGTTAAAATTCTTTGTGGAGATCCATCTGATAATATTTCTGGAATTAAAAATTTGGGTATTAGAAGATTACTATCACTTTTTCCCGAATTGAAAGAAAGAAAAGTGACCTTATCAGAGATTAAAGAAAAATCCAATTTGTTGTTTGAAGAAGATAAAAACAATTGGTTAATTAAAAATCTTTTGACTGGTGTAACCAAACACGGTGTATTTGGTGAAGAGTTTTTTTACATAAATGAACGTATTGTTAGTTTGGAAGAACCATTCTTAACTGATGAGGCAATGAGAACAATTTTAGAATTAATAAATGAAAACTTGGACCCCGAAGGTCGATCATATAAAAACACTATGAAAATGATGATGGAAGACGGTTTGTTTCAAATATTACCGAAATCCGATGATGCTTGGATAAACTTCCTGAATCCATTTCTTAGATTAACAAGGAAAGAAAAAAATAAAAGAATAATTAAAATTAAAAACTATGAGTAACCAAGAAAACGTAACCAAATTTGAATTTTTATTAACATTAGATGGTCACATTGTTTGTCAAAGATACTTCAATGTGAAAGAACATGTTGTTCAGTCAAGAAGATCCATGGATCTTCACGAATATGTAAAAAATATTTGTGAAGAAATTGCTTACGATTTGAAAATAAAAAGTTCCAATTATCTATGTGAGAATCAAAATTTTTTCCTAAATTCTGATGTTGTGGAAGAAACAAAAGTTGCCGAAAAAGAAGAATTTTTATTGCAAATTAAGCTAGGCGATGACGTATTTATTTCTAGAATATTTCCTGCATATTACTATCATCCTAAAGTTAGGTATACGGTAGATATTCGCCCAAAACTTAAGAGAATTTTGTCAGAATTGACTGACATTTTATCATCTGAAGAATTGGAAACAACTTATTTACAATACGAATTATAAAAATAGAACATATATATTAAATTTTATGCAAGAAAGAAATTTTGGACAATTAGGATTTTCATTTCAACAATCATTAATTAAGGCAATTATCGAAGATAAAAAGTATGGTGAAACTATTATTGATGTATTAGAAAGTAAGTATTTTGAAAATAACTCTTTTAAATTTATCATGGAAAACATTAAAGAGTTATTCAAACAATTTAATAAAATCCCCGATTATAATACCGTAGCACAGAAAATTATGTCGGAGAATGGTAGTAGAGACAACAACTCAAATGTTCACATTGACACCCTTGAAAATATAAAACTGTCAAACAATGATATTGAATTTCCAAAGGTGACGGCATTAAATTTTTGTAAACAACAGAATTTAAAACGTGTGTTGAAAAATGTCCAAAGTATAATCGAGAATGGTGAATTCGAATCTTATAACACAATTGAGGAAGAAATAAAGGGGGCATTACAAGTTGGTGTAACTAACGAAGAAGCTTTTGATGTTTTCCATAATATTGATGAAGCATTAGAAAAAGAAAATAGACATCCGATTTCTCTTGGTGTTACAGGTTTGGATAACTTATTAAATGGT